AGTATGAGTTTGATAAGATCAGATTTTGCTGACGTATTATCATCAGATTTTAGTATAGTAGTAGACGCAGCCAGAGGATATAATCTACAGTGGTTAGAATGGTTACTTCTTGACGGAAATAAAGTTATTGTTCCAAAACACGAGGTTATATTTCGCAATAGTAGATTTTCTCGTACTGGCGCAGCATTAATGAAAGAATCAACACAATCATGGAGAGTTCCATCACAATTTAGTGGAACAATCACAGATAATTGGATTACTAGAGCAATAGATTCCGCCCAAACAAAAATATCAGACACAATAGAAAAGGCATTTAACTAAAATGAGTTGTCCAGTAAACAAAACATTCAAAGGCGTAACAAATATCGGCCACGATTTCCTTCTAAATATACTAGAAAGTAATTTCAAAATGTATTTAGATTGGAGTTTTTTGAGTATTGGGGCGTGGTTTGATGTTAGACTCAATAACGAAACAATTTACGGAGTTAATGTACCAAGTAAGCTTATTCCTGTATTAGATCCATCTTATGAAGAAGGACAAGTTTGGCAAAGCATTCGTAAAGATTGGGTTTGGGAAAGAAATGTAACACATGAAGATATATCACCACTAGCAATATCTTCTGCAACAATTAATGGGGTTACTACCGCTAAAAGCGGTAATTTTTCTGTCAATTATGCTCTTGGTAGAATTATACTAAATACGTCAATAAATATAACATCAGAAGTTTTATTAGAATATAGTTATAGATTTGTTCAAGTGTACAGAAGCTGTGATGTTCCGTGGTTTAATCTTTTGCAGTATGGTTCTTTTGATACAAGCAATCCAGATATCCAAAGAAGCGAAGACGGAGACTATACTATTGGGCCACATCAAAGAATACAAATGCCCTGTATAATAATTGATGCTGTTCCACGAGCTAGATCTTTTCCGTATGAGTTAGGTAACGATAATTTAAGAATAGAACAAGATATAGTTTTTTATGTTTTGGCGGAGACAAAAAATGACAGAAATAAGCTATTAGATATACTTAGACTTCAACAAGACGGTTTTTTGTATCTATTTAATACAAACGAGTTAGTCCAAAACCAAGAATTTCCATTAAATTATTTGGGCGATTTAATACCATATAATTTAGAATATCCTGAAATAATAGATAATTATAAGTGGAGAAAATGTTGGATAAAAACGGCAAATCTAATAGAAATGGGTTCCGTACACCCAAATTTATACCAGGGCGCAGTTAGATTTACAACAGAAATAATTTCGCACTAAAAAGTCGATTTTTGTAATATTGGGTGTATAAGATATATGTCGTACAACTCTATAGCCAACCAAGTCTAAAACCGGAGATTAATTAAAATGGCAAACAATCGTATTTACTACGCTATTCAGCAAGTAACCCTAGGAAGCCCTCGTGTTCCAGTTCACGGCCTACAAAGCGCAGGACTAACAACTAATTTCAATCTAGAACAAGTATTCGAAATTGGTCAGCTTGCTATTTACCAAAACATCGAAAATATCCCAGAAATTGAACTTTCTCTTAATAAGGTTCTTGACGGATATCCTCTTATTTATACTCTTGCTACTGAAGCTGGTACAGCGATTTCCGCAAGTTTAGTCGCTAGTGGACCAGACATTTCGGGTCGTCAAAACGCTCGTTGCGATATGGAGTTGAGCATTTATCCAGACACACAAAGCTCTGCTGCTGGTAATACTGGATTTAGCAAGGTTTCATGTCAGGGTATGTATGTAAATTCGGTTTCTTATACATTCCCAGTAGACGGATCAGCTACAGAAGATGTTACGCTTGTTGGCAACGACAAGATTTGGGGAACTACAGCATCTGGTTTCTTTAATGATAACAACGACTCTCCTGCTGCTCTTGCTGGTGTTGTTCGTCGTCAGCATTTTGATATGTCAGAATCGTTATTCCCAACCCAAATCCCTGGTATTGATAGCAATGGTTTGAATCAACCTATTGGTGAAGGTTCTGGTAACGCTGTCCACTTCCAAAACGTAACTGTTAGTTGTGATCTTGGTCGTGAAGCTCTGTTCGAGCTTGGAACAATGGTTCCTTATCATCGTTATGTTACATTCCCAGTCGAAGTAACAAGTGAATTTGAAGTTATCGCTGTTAGTGGCGACGGAATTAATGCTACTGAAAGTGGTTACTATACTGGTGACTATACTTATGGTGGTACTGTAACGGTTGCTACTGGTACTGATCCTTGCTTACCTCGCTTTAACTTGCTTGATCAAAGAATTTATATCAAGACTTGCGAAGGAACAAAGATTCATCTTGGCGACAAGAATAAGCTAAGTTCAGTTAATTACGGTGGTGGTGATACTGGTGGTGGTAACGTAACAGTTACATACAGCTATACCAACTTCAATGATTTTGTTGTTGCTCATAGCGGTGGAGATTTCTATGCTAACGTTGACGAAAACGGTTACACTCCTTAATTTTAGTTGATATAGATAATGGATTAACAACTTAGCTCCTTCGGGAGCTATTTTGTTTTGTGGATAGTGGAAATAATATGAATGATAAAAAAGAACAATCATTATACTTGAATAGAATATTAAGTGGGCGATTCTCGTTTATATATGGAGATAAGCAATATTGCTTGCTATATCCAGATATAGACACTAAATATCGCGCAGAACTTTATGCTCAAAATGAGTATGAAAAGAATAAGTTTAATGAATGGATTCAGGATGAAGATATTCTTTATTGGTTAATTGATGCTGGATTATGGAATCCACATATGGATAAGCAGTTGGAAGCCCTAGAAAAACAAATAGAAAATCTAAAAATTGATCTATACAATAGTTTTTTGAATCCAGATAAACAAAAAAAGATTAGAAGAACCCTGGAAAGCATAAGAAAACAATATAATAAATTTTACGGAATCAGACATAGTTTTGATCACTTGACAGTTAGCGGATATTGTGACGGATTAAAAACACAAATTATTCTTATTGAAGGATTAAGGGACAGTAATAATAATAAGATTTTTAGCTTAGATGATCTTAATGATGGAAATAGTGGATTATTTTACAATTTAGCGCAATATATTAATGAACACACAATTGATATTTCTATGTTCAAAGCTTTGGCCCGTGGAGATATGTGGAGAAGTTATTGGAGCGCTAATAAAGATTATGTTTTTGATAAACCTGTTACAGAATGGACAGATGAACAAAAAACACTTGTTGTATTAACTAAAATGTATGATAGTGCATATGAACACCCTGAATGTCCAGACGATAAAGTTATTGAAGATGATGATATGTTTGATGGATGGATGCTTGTACAAAGAAAAGAAAATGAAGAAAACAAAAAGAAACGTCGTAGCGAAAAATTATTAGAGGGCAAAAATCTTGGTAATGCTAAAGAGGTATTTTTAGTAGCAAGTAGTAAAGAAGAAGCGGAAAATATTTATAACTTGAATGATGGTGGCTCTAGAAATACTATAAAAGAAAGACAGGCGCTAATTAATCGCGCAGGTAAGGATATTAAGGAAGCAGATTTACCAGACGTTCAAAGAGATTTGGTAATGCAACAGACTCAAATGATGAAACAAAACAAGAGATAACTAGGAAACAATATGAACCAACAAGATAAACAAATTATCAAAAAAAGAATTCAGACAACTATGATTGGCGCACTTTATGAGTTTGAGGAAAATTTTGGTTATTTATGGGGTTTAGACAAGGAAGAATCTCAATTGACAGAAAAAGAATTAAGATTTCGTGATCAATGGGAAGACGCCCGAAACAACATATTAAACAAAGGAAATAATCAGTTGCGACAATGTTTGAGTGAATTAGAAAAATCACACGGACAAGTTAGATATAATTACAGATTTAAGAAAGGAAACCAAGATAATGAAAACTAGAAATTTTACTGTTAAGATCGACGATAAGGACGTAGAGTTTGTTGTTAAAAGCCCAAGTTTACAAGATCAGAGGGAAGCTACCAAGGTTTATAATCAGGCCTTTACAGAGGCTCTAAAGAGCAAAGCTGTGGTTCGAGCAAAATTAGACGATTTGCTTGTTGAGCAAGGTTTGTGGGACGAAGCAAAACAACAAAAATTTGCTGCCCTACAGGACGAAATTCTTGATGGCGAAAAGAAGTTAAGTAAGGGTGGTATTTCTCTAAAAGCAGCTAAAGATGTTGCTCTAAATATGCGAGTAAAAAGAGCAGAATTGCGTGATTTAATTAGTGTCAAAACAAATCTTGATACTCATACAGCAGAAGGCCAAGCTGATAATAGCAAATTTAATTATCTAGTTTCTGCTTGTGTGGTGTATAAAGATAGTAATAAGCCTTATTTTAAGGACTACGAAGACTATAACAACAGAGCATCTGATGTTGTAGCTCTTTTAGGCGCCCAAAATTTGGCTAATATGCTTTATGGTCTAGATAATGACTATGAAGATAAGCTACCAGAAAATAAGTTTTTGAAACAGTATAAATTTGTTGATGATAAATTGCGTCTTGTTAATAAAGATGGTCATTTAGTTGATAGCGAAGGAAGGCTAATTGACGAAAATGGTCGTTATATTAACGAGAAGGGTGAGTTCGTTGATAAAAACGGAAATCTTGTAGACAAAGAAGGAGACTATATAGTAGAATTCCAGCCATTCTTAGATGATGATGGAAAACCTGTAGTTTTAGAGGACACAACCAAAAATGAAGAATCAACACCGCCAGAAGAAAGTAAATCAGAAGAACCTGTTGCAGCCACAGTGTGATAAATTTTTTCACGGCGTTTCGTCATACAATATCCCTTATATTCCATGTGAGTATATGGGATTTTGTTTTTAATAAGGATCAACTATGGCTAGTAAATTCAATCTAACAGCAGAACTTAATCTACGTGGACCAGCAAATCTACGTACTGTTGTAGCTGATATACGCCGTCAATTAAGTGGCGTAAAGGTTGATGTTGGCGTTAATGTTGCAAAAAATGCTGGTCGTAATATTGACAATATAACAAATCGTCTAAATCAACTTAATGCCTCATTAGTACAAGCTCGCACTAGTACCGATCAACTAAACGCTTCTTTTGGTCAATTAGCGGCTATTGCTAGATCAATAGATACGGTCAATGTTAAAGCGTCTCAATCGACTAAACAACATGCTGACTCGATAAATCAAACAGCAAAAGCTGCTGCTGTAGCTTCTAGTAGAGTAGAAGAGTTTGGTAAGCAAAGCGCCCTTGCTATTAAGAGATTTGCGGCTTTTAGTTTACCTACTGTAACATTTTTTGCTTTAGGAAGAGCTGTTCAGTCTGGTATCGAGTCATTTATTGATTTTGATAAACAGATGGTAAAGTTGGAGCAGATCACTGGAAACACAAGAACTCAGCTAAAAAGTTTGAGCGGTGAAATAACTCGTCTTTCTACAACTATGGGTGTTAGTAGTTCAGAATTAGCTAAAGTCGCCGAAACCCTAGCTCAAGCTGGTTTGAGCGCAAAAGATACTACTACTGCTCTTCAAGCTCTAGCTAAAACAGATTTAGCTCCATCATTTGATAATTTGACCCAAACAACAGAAGGCGCTATTGCTGCTATGCGTCAGTTTGGTTTAGAAGCCAAAGATTTAGAGCGAGCACTAGGATCTATTAATGCTGTTTCTGCTGCGTTTGCTGTTGAATCAGGAGACATTATCGCTGCTATTCAGCGTACCGGTGGTGTATTTGCAAGCACAAGTAAGGGCGTAAGTGAAGGCACCGATGCTCTTAATGAGTTTGTTGCTGTGTTCACCAGCGTTCGTGCTACAACGCGTGAAAGCGCCGAGACAATTGCGACTGGTTTACGTACTATTTTTACGCGTATTCAAAGAGCTGGAACAATCAATCAATTAAAAGACTACGGCATTCAATTACAAGACTTAGAAGGTAAATTCGTTGGACCTTATGAAGCAGTAAAGAGATTAAGCGAAGGACTCAAATCTCTCGATCCAAGAGATATTCGTTTCTCTAGCATTATCGAAGAGCTTGGTGGATTTCGTCAAATTGGTAAAGTGTTGCCATTAATTCAACAATTTGCTACTGCTCAAGAAGCTCTTAAAGTAGCTCAAAGAGGACAAGGAAGTTTAACAGACGCCCAAATCAAGGCTCAACAAAGTCTTTCAAACCAATTTTCTAAAGTTCGCGAAAATTTCTTGGCTCTTATGAGAGATATTGGTAATAGCACAGCTTTTCAAGGTTTAGCGAAAATTGTTTTGGTTCTATCAAATAGTTTAATTGGTTTAGTTGGGGCCTTTAAACCAGTACTACCTATTTTGGCTGTTATTGGAGCTATTAAGGGAATTAGCGCTATTGGCAGTTTTTCAAAAGGATTTTTTGGAAGTAAAAAACAAGCAAAGCCATCATTATTTGCTGGTGCAGCTGGCGAAGACCCAAAAGAAAAAGCTACGCGAGAAAGAAACGAAGCTACTGCTAGAGCAGCAGAAGCTTTAAGGATTAATACAGACGCCCTTAATAAATTAACTGGCGCAATTACGGCCCTTGATGCTACTATTCAAAGTAGACCCACCTCAACTTTTAGTAAGGGTGGCAAGGTTCTTGGATTTAACACTGGTGGTATTGTTCCTGGTAATGGTGGTGGCGATAGAGTTCCAGCTCTTTTAGAGGGTGGTGAAGTAGTCATCAACAGAAGGGCTGCTCAAAGACATGGTAAGCATAACATAAATAAATTAAATAGATATGCTTATGGAGGCTTAGTAGACGCCAATATTGTTAATAGTAATGATCAATATATTGGATTAAAAAAAAATGATGGGACAGCAAAAGAGGATACATTTGATATTAAAACTAAAAGACAATATATTACATTAAAAAATGTTGATAGATATGCTGGAAAAGCAATAGCAGATGGTGAAGTTGTTAACTTTGATGCTCAAGGATACAAACAAAGAGCCAAAACACCAGGATGGAAACAATTTGAACAAATAATTGAACAATTAGGATATAAAGACTTAAACAAATCCACAAAGAGAAACAATTACCCCATTGACTTTACTAAAGGTGGTGAATGGTACGATGCAAAAAACGTATCCTCACCAGTTCCAGATAGGGAATTAGCAAGAAAGGCTTTACATCATATCTTAACGGAAACATATAAGAACTATGATTATCTCACACCACACAAAAAAATAAAAACTAGAGACGAAAACAGTCTACTAAAATATACAAATAAACCTATTACTGTAGGTGGAGATGAGATTGAAGCCACTAGAACTATTACTCAACTTATTCCTAGATATGAAGTAGATAATAATCAAAAAAATATAGATAAAATACAGGGTGCTATAACTGGTACAAGTAAACAAAAAGGAACACTAAGTCGTAATGCCAATAAGGCTTTACAGCAAGATCTACAAGACTTACAAACAGATAATACAGTAGGAACATTAGGGGCGCGCAAAATATTATCAGCTAGTAATAGACTTAGTAGTAATTTTACATTAGGTGGATTAGTTCAAAGCTTTGCGGAAGGTGGTCGTATTGGATATATTGATTCAGACGTTATTAAAGAACAACTCGCTGGACCAAAAGAAAAATCTATAGTCGACGCTATGGCTAGTTTGGGATTAGGAAAAAATAAGAAAAAAGTAAATACTTATGTTGCAAAACTTATTGATTTAGCTAAATCTTCTCGTGGAGCAGAAGAAGCTTCTGTTAAGAAGTTGAGTGTGCTTTTTGGTTCTGCTGGTAGTGGCAAGTCTTCTATCCTAACAGGAGCAGCGGGTATTCCAGGAAGATCCCCTTTTACTGGAAGTAAACCAATTTTAACGCCTAAAGATATAGATGACGTAGAAGAAGTTGTAATAGCTACAAGTACAGTAACTCCAGATAAAATCAAGAGATTTATTTCTGATGCAGATGAAGTGTACGCTATTAGTGCTACGACACAAGCAGAACAAGAAAGAATTAAACAAAATAGAAAATCCAGAGATGAAACGGGATTAGGATCTTATGGGCGTAAAGCTGGGGCCACAAAAACCGCAAAAATTGATACTGTATTTGAAGAAGCTTTATTACTAGAACTACAACAACAAAATCAAGCGCGAGGCAAATCACAAAAACTATCTATTTTTGGAAGAAGCGATAGCGATGAATTTAGAGAAAAAACTGGAACAGAACTACCTAGTTTTAGAAGAGAAAAAATTAGCATTGCGAGAGGTAGCTTTGGACCATTTACCGCTGGTCACGAATATCTACAACAATTTGCCCAAGAAGAATACGGAATCCCACCACAAGCTTTTGCTTATTTGGTTGCTCCAGACGAAGGAATAGATATTGGGCGAGAAATAACTAATCACGATATTAGAACAGCTATCTTAGATCAATCTATTCGTGAAGCTGTAGTTCAATTAACTTCTAGAAAAGGCAAGAGCTATAATGTTGGAGCTACTGGTCGTGGAGATAGAAGTATACCACAAGGAATAGAAATAACCAAATCTGGAGCAGCGCAAAGATCGGTTCTATTACCTGGTGCCGGTAGCATCAATATTGTTTCTAAGGCTGATGCATCGGCTAAAAAATTAGCTAAACTAGAAAAAGCTTCCCAAGAAGCCGGATATAAACTGGTGGATATTCCTCGATTTGAAGGTATTTCTGGATCGCAAGTTAGAGAAGCTATCGAAACTGGAGATCTAACCACTCTACAATATGCTCTTAATCCCACTTCATATGCTATAATGAAGAAAAATTTACAAAATATTCAAAATAGAATTAGGGCCGTTCCAGAATTAATTACCAAAAATAGAGCAACATTAACATCAGAATTAGATCCAATAGACGAGAAGATTCGTGAACTAGGACCAGATCCAGCCAACTTCAAAGAAGTAAATGAGCTTAAAAACCAAAGATATGATATCATATCATCATACTCATACTCTTTACATAAATCGTTACAAGAATTAGCTTCACAAGATCCAGTTAATTTTGCTATTGACACAAATATTTCCGACGAAGAACTATCCTCTGCTCGACTAGATATAGCCAATAGAGCGCCCTTAAAACAAAGATCAATTGAAGAAGCGGTTTTAGCAACACAACCTAGAGTTTTAGCTGAATCTGTTCCAGCTTTCGCAAACAAGAAGAAAAAAACTAGTACTGGTAGAGGTAGACAATATAATATAGAAAGAGAACCTACTTTAAATGAACTTCAAGATTCTTCTGGACCTTTTTCAGAACTAGCTCAGTTAACAGTTAAAGATCCACAAGAAGTTCAGGCTAAAATTAAAGACTGGCAAGAATTTGTAAAAAAAACTATTAGAGATGCTGGATTAGATGAATATGGTGGCTTTAAAGCTTTAGATGGAAATTCTGGTCCAGCAACTATTGCTAGTATTTTTGACCAAAAAGCAGGTAAAGCAAAACCAATAACAAAAAAAGTACCAATATTAGATCCAAACGGTAATCCTACCGGTAAATATCGAGATACAGGAGAAATAATTGGATATCAAAAATCTAAATCAAAAAAGGGTCGCACAAAAGAAGATCAAGCAGTTATAGACGCTGTTATTAAAACAGCAAGAGAAGCTAGAGAAAAACTTGTTGACAAATACAAAGAAGGAAAAAGAGAGTCTTATAGCTTTATAAAGCCAGTAGATGCTACTGAAACATTAGATTTCAAAAAACAAGGACTATTATTTGCGGGAGTTGGTATTAATGGAGAGCCATATAGCCCAAAAAGATTATCTTTAGGCTCTGGTTTAGATGTTTTAGTTGGAGGATATATATTAAACGATAAAGATACTCGTAAAGAAATTGAACAATATTCTGAAAACACAATAAGAGCAGAAAAAACAGCCGCAGAGAAAGGACAAGCTGGTGTGGCTGCGTCTTATCTAAAACGTGGTAAAAAATTAGCACTA